CGCTCGGCCATCGTCAGCGGTGCCACCCACATTTCAAATTTGCTGCCGTCGGACAGCTCTACTACTTTTTTGACTGGCTCCAGGTTGGCGGCCTTGCGGAGACGGTCGATTGCGCGTACAGGAACGGGCATACCAATGCTTGGGGTATGGGATTAGTGTAGCGGAGTAGAAATGAAAAACCCCGGCTGGGGGCCGGGGCTTGCTGAACTGACTGCGACAGCAGACTATCAGGCGGAGGTGCTGAAGTCGAAGGTCGGGGTGCCAGCAGGGCGGAAGTTGACGGTTACCGATTGGGCGTCGTCGGGGTTGATGTTCAGGCTGGCCGAGGTCAGCACTGCATCGAAAGCGATGGAACGGCTCAGGCTCTCGCTCAGGGTGCCGCCGCTGAACACGCGGTCGGTGTAGAGCTTGAAGGCAGCGCCGTTTTGCTGGCGCTGGAGCACGTCCTCGATCATGCGGTTGGACAGGGCGGCGTCCTCGTTGGTCATGTAGACCGTTGCGGTGCCGGTGCCATCGCCGAAGCCACTGATGTAGCTACGGAAGGGCACATATTGGCCGGGGGTTTGGCCGATTGTGGTTACGTCGATCTCAGCGCGGCTGATCTCAAAGCTCCAGTCGCGGACTTGGCCGACGACGGCGAAGTCGGCGTAGTACACCTCAAACTCGTTGGGAGCAGCCACGGTGCCATCGTCGGTGATGGCCAGGATGGTGCCGCCGGCAGAGGTCGATACGGTGAGCGCACCAGTTGCAGCGGTGTAGCTCAGCACGTAGTAGGTGGTGGCGTCAGAGATAGGCGCAGGCAGGGTGCCGGTGCCGGAGCCGCCCGTCTGGCTGTTCACCACGCGGAATTTCACCGGGTCGCCTGCCTTGAAGTTCAGGTAGGGGGCGACGGTGATTACATCGGTGCCAGTGTTGACGCCGGCTTCGCCGAAAGTGCCGGTGGTGCCGGCGGGTTTGTAGTAGAGGGCGCCGGACGTGCCGGACAGAACGGTGGTGGCCATAGGGCGTACCAAGTGGACGTTGTGGGCGGGCACTGCCCGGCTTAATACAGGTTAGCGCCTGTTGTTAAGCACTACCTATGACAGGACAGTTGCAACGTAGGAGGTATCAATCCTCCCAACAAAATGCGGAGCTTCTTCTGTTGCTGAAAAAGTTGGGCCGTTAAGTTCGCCGACGCGGAAAAATACGCCACTGGTTGTTTTGGCGGCGTTATTGAGTGTTTCCAGTGCGTTGACTGCTGTTGTGATCAGAGTTTGGTTGCGTGCGGGACCTTTGCCTTTCTCGGTGAAAATGCGGATAACAATCGCGCCACGAGCGTTGTCAACGCTGCTGGTAAGTGTGGGTTCGTTGGTAATACCGAAAGTAACATTGACGCGAACGTACTCAGTGGTGGTGTTAGGCGGGACTGCTGTGATGTTGTCGAAATAAACGGGTACTGGTGGCACCAGTGCGTCAAACGCTGTAAGCAGCGGGTTTTCGACAGCGGCGCGGATCGCTTGGTAGTTCATAGTTTCACGCTGCGAAGTGCTTGATCCATGTAGAGACTTATCGTCTTGTCTATTTTCCCACCGCGTAGATATGTTGTGTACCAGTCCAAAGGTGCTGTGCGTTGATTAGGTCCATCCGCTTGCAGGGATAGATCACCGCGAGTTCCGCTAGTGCGATTACCCCTTTCGGCTTCTTTAATCGGCCCAAAGCCTGGGTATCTGTAGGTACTTTCGACTAAATCAAGTGCTACATCCGCATGTGGGGCTTTGTTTGCGATATAGTATTTTACTTCGGGCTTAAATTTATACTCTTTTGGAGTAAGAATAGGTGCCAGCAATCTTTGCGGTGCTCCTGGTGATCCACTGCCGCTGGATACCTTACTTTCGCTGGCTATTTCCCAAGAGTTAGAAAATTCACCGGACCATGCAGGTCCTAGTTCTTGTAGATCTTTTACTACTCCTTGTGCTGACCGTGCGGCTCCCAAAATGAGCGGCGCTAAAACTGCCGCTTCTAGTTTCTCGGCAAGTTTCATAAAATCGTTGCGGCGTCGTGCCATTACTGGGGCCTCACGATTAGGGAGTGGTAAACCGGGTTGTCGCCGCGATAGGTGGTAATGGCGATGATCTTTGCCTCGCGGGTTGCTCCAGCTTGTTGGTACTGGATGCGGTCGGCTTCGGTTGGGTAGTAAGTGCCAAGCTCTCCCGCTCCGATGATGACTTTGAGATCGGTTGTTTGGTAAAGACCCTCCGCCTCACGAGGACTTACGCGCGTAATAACGGCTTTGATCGTGACGGTGGTGTCGGAACCAGTGACTGCTCCGGTGGTTGGGTTGTAGGTGCGAGGTGTTGCGGTTTTGATGTACGTGATGTTTTGGCCCCAGTCGGCGAGGACTGAGGTGGGAATTGGGGCGAAGGTGGTGTCGATCAGGCCCATGTCAGCCTCGACGTAGACGGACGGCGTAGTTGGTGGCGCCACCCATGCAGTAGGCGCCGAGGTAAGTCTGCAGCCAGGGATAGAGATCGAATACGTTGTTCACCATGCCTGGTGTTGTCGAGCTGGACTTGTATTTGACCTTCAGTTCGCCCAGTTCCACTTGGTCGTAGAGGCCAGTGGTGCCGGTGCTGCCGGTGATGGCGTCGGTGTCGTTGGCGAGAGCGCGTGCCAGTTCGTAGGTGGCGACTTTTATTTCTGTTGGGATGACGGTGCAGACCAGTTCGATGCCGTCAACCTCAAAGTCCTCGCGGGGCCACTTCAAGGCTTGGGTTGTGGTGCAGCGGTCGCCGTAGAAGCTGAGGGCGTCGATCCAGCGGGTGGCGCTGATGAGGGCGCGGTTTTTTTGGTCGTCGGTCTTATTTGTCCAAGTGGCTGAGTCTGGGACGGTCTCGAAATATGTGTTTGCAGCGGCCAGCGTCACGTAGCTATTGGCTGACGCGCCGGCAACAGTGGCATCAATGACGGCAGCCACAATCAGTACATCCTTTGTTTGAGTCTAGCGCCAGTGCGTGATTTCCTCTGTTTGGGGGGATCGCGTAGCACCATTGAGTGATAAACCTTGGCGCCAAACATTTCCAGTTCGGCTTGGGCTTCTAGGTGTTGGCCGTACTGGACGTCAACAAAGCTGCGACAGTTATCCTGTAGTACGAAGAGACGCACTGTACTCATGCCTGCTCGCAAAGCTGCTGACAGCCTAGAAGTAAAGGAGAAATCCGCACCGTCCGCGCTGCCTGGTGACACCGTTCGCTCACTGGAGCCTGTTGCTGAGGCAATCCGCGAAATGTTTGCCGCCGGTAAAGATGCAGAGACGATCCAGCAGGAGCTGGCCGTTAGTCCACATGTGTTTCGTGAACTGCTCAGCCACTCTTACAAGATGGTGGGTCGTGCTCCAGAGATTTTTGAATATCAGGAGCGGATTCGGATTGGTGAAATTGAGGGTTGAGTAGACAAAAGAAAAGGCCCCCGGTTGTGGGGGCCTTTTTAATGTCCTGCTGAAAGATCAGTAGGCAGAGGTGTCGAAGGGGGTGTTGACCAGCAGACGAGCGATGGGCACTTGCTTGGTAGTGCTGTACACCAGGCTCCAGGAGGCGGTGTCGGCCAGGTTGCCGGTGGTGGCAGCGTTGGTCGGGTTGTCGCCAGCCACGTTCCACTTGGTGCCAGTCACGTGGTAACCGTAGTGGTAATCCACGGCCAAGATGTCCTGCATCGACAGGATGTTGCGGTCTGCAGCCAGACGCAGATCCTGTTGGATGCCCTCGGAAACGACGCCGCTCTGGAAGAGGTACACGGGGTACTTCTTCGCGTGGGTCGAGGTTCCGCCGGTCAGAGCAACCAGCTGGTCGTCGATCACTACGCGGAGACCAGCAAAGGTCGCCACTTCGGTTTGGGTCACGCCCACACCGCCGCCACCCCATACGACGGAACCGCCGGCAGACAGTGCAGAGGTGCTGAAGGTCAGCATCCCCACCTGCTGGAGGTAGTACGCAACGTTGGAGTGCATTGCGATGGAGTCGAGGTTGTCGCCTCGCTCACCCAGCAGGGCCTTGGCGGCCACCACGTTGGCGACGTTCAGGAAGTTGGCCTCGGTCATCGAACCGGGGACACCAGCAAAAGTCTTGTTGGTCTGGTTGGGACCAAGCACGCCGGCACCGGAGATGCCGCCGAATAGACCCAGCAGCTGAGCAGCCAGGGTGGCGGTCTTCAGCTTGTTGATGGCGGCGGTCAGCTGGTTGCGGACGTGGGCCAGAGGATCGGCGCCAGAGCCGAGCTTGCTGAGGTCGTCTGCGGCGTAAGCAAAGCCACGGTGCAGAATCGTCATGATCTGCTCGTCGGCAGTGACGTTCTGGGCGGTCAGATAACCCAGGCCACCGTTCCAGCCGGAGGTGGAGAGGATCTGGGTCTCGGTGGGGGCAATGGGGTCGAAGAAAGGCACGCGCACGCGGGTGCCGCCAGCGCGGGCGTCGAGGGCAGCGTTGCGCTGCACGATGCCGCTCTGGATCCACTTCGATTGCTCGAAAATGCCCTCAGCGGTGTACTGAAGAAACTCGGGACGAGTTACAAGGTTCGAGAGAAAAGTTCCCCCGAAGTTGCTGTTAGAAGCAGACATTGGGTAGCTCCAGTGGAGTCAAGGTTGGGGAGGTTGCC